AATCAATAGAAGTGGATGCTATTGCTGTTACAGATACATCTTATAAAGCATTGGCTACAATAAGGATGAATAAAAAATGGATTAGGGAAAATGGTTCTGTTGGAAATACAGAAAATAGATCAATGGTAGTTCCACAGGATATTCAAGTTTATGCAAGTGGTGGTGACATTAGTATTGCTGCTGTTATAAATCCAACATTGGATGGTACTGAAACATGGGGTGTATCTGCTTCTAATTTAGAATTTGATTTAACAGGTGATTATACATCATTAGGTAATGTTGTTCAGTATAATATGGTTAAAGCAGGTGAAATATGGAGATATGATCATCTTCCTGAAGGTGGTGGTATTAGAGAAAATTCTCCTGCTCTTATGAGAAAAGCGGATATAAATGCAGCACCAATGTTAGTTGGTTTTGCAGTAAAGAAATTAGGTGCAAGTGATGCAAATGTATCTGTAACAATTTCGTGGTATGAGATAGGATAATAAATGTTAGTCAGTCAATATTATAACTATTGGGACTATTGGAATTTTTATCATAAGGTAACATTTGATGGACCTAATAAACTGATTTTGGTAAATTCAGGAGTAACTGAAATAGATGTTAGAGTGGATTTATATTCTGATTGGAAGGAGTGGTTTTTGGGTCATGATGGAATTGTTCCTGCAAGATATCTTGAATCAATGACAAATATTGGTGGTCAGGATTTACCTCAAAATAGAGTTGTTGGTAGTACATTCTTTTTGACTAATGGATGGAGAATAAAACCATATTCAGGGAGTTATAGATTAACAATAACAGGAAACTTATATACAGATGAAGGTGATACTCCATTTGTAGATGCAGATGGATTTCTAAATAATATTAGAATTGAGTCTACTGTTTCAACATTGGTTGAAGCATTAAGGACTTTAAATATTGATTCAGTAGAGAGTTTGGCTAATATATCTAATGCTGTTTGGAATGCTACTTTATCAGAAATTGCTTCTGCCGGTCCTATATCAGAAAATGCTGCTGAAACTGTAGAGGCAATTAAGAGATTAACTGCTTTAATTCCTGCTGCTTTGTAAGAGGATGATAATGAATGGGTGTTATAGTCACAAGACATACGGGTTCTGCAAGTGGTTCAGGTTCATCTTCAGGAGTCTATACACAACTTGAAAAACTGTCTCTTGAAATGGAGATGGAATTCAAGGCAGCACAATTATATAATTATAAAGAGTTTGGTTATAATGCAAATAAGCTTTTATCTACTTTAGATATATATCAAGATGAAACAAAAGCGGTTCAGCTTTTTTCTAAAACTTTTAGTTACAATGTACAAAAACAGTTAGAACAGACATACCTTACTAGAGTTTCAGATGGAGAAGCTTTAGTAAGGTTTTTTACTTATGATGGACAGAAGAATTTAGTGTCAATTGAAACAAGTGGGAGTGGACCTTACTAATGAGAATACTTGCATTTTTTACATCTAGTGGAACACCTGTAACAGGATTATCTCCTACTATTAGGATAAGGAATTTATCTGATAATTCTCTTGTTATTACTGATGCTGTTATGTCTGAAGTGGGAGATGGAAATTATCAATATAATTTTACATCTTATGATAAAGACATAGATTATGCTATTAGGTGTGATGGTGGAATAACTTTAAATGCATCTGATAGATATACATATGCAGGTAATGAAAATTATATTGATGACATTAGTGATACCATTACAGAAACAACTTCAGCTAATTTTGATACTATAAACAATAATGTACTTGCTGCTTCAGCTAGTATAGTTGAAGACTTAGTAGAAATTAACAGTAATGTAATTTTTTATTCAAGTGATGTGAATACAAAAATTGAAAGTTTATCTGCTTCTAATGAAGCTAATTTTAATAATTTAAATACTAATATTATTGGGGTATCTGCTCAAAATGTTTCTATACAGGGAACAGTACAAACAATATTATCTAATCAATATTCTTTAAGTGCTTCTTATCCAACTGTACAGGAAATAGTAGATGGTGTTTGGGATGAACCACTTACAGGAGCAACGCATAATGTTTCAAGAAGTGCAGGTAGAAGATTAAGACAACTTTCTGATGTTGTCATTACTGATGGAACAGCAGTAGGTGCAGGTAATGGTATAAATCAAATTGAATTGAATGGTGATGCATTTACAACTGATGGTGCTTATGATCCTGCAATGATAGCAATTGTAGAAGGAACGGGTGCAGGGCAATGTAGAAACATTCTTGAATATGATGGTGCTACGAAAACTGCAACTGTAGATAGAAATTGGAAAACAATACCTGATAATACATCTGAATATATTATTTATGCTGATTCAGGTAGAGAACATGTAAATGAAGGACTTTTAACGGGTGCCACATTAAATACAGCAACTTTAAATGCATATGCTTCTTCTGCTGATAATGTTTATAGAGGTCAGTTTTTATTTATTCGTTCAGGTAGGGGAGATGATCAATCTTGCATTGTTGCTTCATATGATGGTGCAACAAAAACTGTTACATTAGAACATCCTTGGAAAATTATTCCTGATACAACATCTGCTTATGTGATGCTACCACAGAAACTTTATCCAACTAATGTTTTACGGGATATGGTTTGGAATGCTCCTACTTCAGGATATGGTGTTAGTGGTTCATATGGTGATCTTATACAGAATTCTGATACCAATATTCTTGCTGCTTCTGCTAATATTAGAAGTGATATAGCTCAAGTTGCAAGTGATGTATGGGATGAACAATTAGCTGATCATACTATTCTTGGAACATATGGAAATGAAGTTGCTACTAAAGCTGATATACAAGCATCAGTATCTACTATAGAGACTACTGCTATAAGTGGTGGTATATTATTTGGGGTATTAGGTGGTGGTTCTTATTTGGATACTTTTGTAAGAGATGGTATATATTGGCATATAGAAGAATCTGCTGTAAATGGTTTAACTGCTCAAATGAGTTTTAATATTCCTGATGGAAATAGAGCAGGTGTTGTTAAAGTATTTGGAAGATATATGGGAGTTCCATCTACAACTCATTATATAGAATTATGGGCTTATAATTATGAATCTATGTCATGGGAACAGTTAAGTGAGATATTCTTACCAGGGGGTAATACTTCTGATTCTGAATATACACATGAATATTTTGAACGTCATATTGATAGAGATAATAATAATGAGGTTAAAATAAGATTTGTTCATAATGTCACTACTTATATTGCTTCTCATGATATGTATCTTGATTATGTTGCTGTTACTTCTATTGATGTTATTACTGCTGCTGATATTGCTAATGCAGTTTGGTCAGAAAATCCATCAGGGTATTCAGGAACAGATAATTTTGGTGGTATAGTAAATCAGATAAATAGTAATGTAGTAACTTTAAGTAATGATATGAAAAGATTGCTAGGATTGACACATGAAAATATTTTTATTGACAATCCTGTATATGATGGGGATGGTAATTTAACATCTGCAAGAGTTAGAATATACTCTAATCCTGCTTCAGTAGGTACGTTAGTAGATGTTATTGGAACATATACAATATCAGCACCATCTACAGCACCGGGCCAGTTTACTACATGGCAACAAGTGAGGATAGGATAAATGAGTGTAGGGGTCATATATAAATCTACTAATAAAATAAATGGAAAATCTTATATTGGAAAAACAATACAAGATTTTGATAGGTATATCCAGTTTCATTTGTCAGATGCAAGAACTAATAGATATCCAAATAGAGTATTTCATAGAGCTATAAGAAAATATGGTGAGGATAATTTTGAATGGAATATTATTGAACAAGTAAATAATGATAAATTAAATGAAAGAGAGATTTATTATATAAATCTTTTTGATACATTTGAGAATGGATATAATATGACTACTGGTGGTGATGGTGCTGAATGTGGAGAGAATAATGCTTTTTGTAAATTGAGTAGTGAAAAAAGAATGAAGATAATACTCAAAGGTAATAAAAAAAGAAAACAACATAGACATTCAGATGAAACAAAAAACAAAATGACTAAAATAAGGTTAAAAATGTATAAAGGTAGAAATAATCCATTAGCTAAAGTGTGGATTTTATATTCTCCAAAAGGAAAAGAATATATAGTAAAAGATGGATTAGATAATTTTTGTAAGAAAATGAATCTTTCTCTTGGACTATTAAGAAAGAATATCAATAATGATGCTATACAAAATTGTAGAGTAAAAGGAAAGAGAACTAATAAAACAGATAATACTGTTGGATGGAGGATATCATGTCAGTAGCTTTGGCTACCCTAGGAAAATATGTTCCAATTTTTGGATCAACTCCAACACCACCACCTGTTATTGAAGTGGTAGGTGGTGGAGGTTCATCCTATGGATGGGAAAGAAAAAGACCACAAGTTATTGTTGATGGTGTCTATGATGAAGAAGATAATTTCACAATTAAGATTATAAAGGTTACTGAATGGAGTTAAATATTGATAAACCTAAAAAGCTTACTTTTAGTGTCTCACTTGCAGATGTTGATATATCAGCAATAAAAGGGAGTTTTGTAATTTATTTAGAAAAAGGAGTTCATTTAGGATTTGATGTTAAAGTTATGGATGGTAAAGTAATAGCAGAGATACCTTCTTTATTATCATTCAACTTTGAAAATGAAAAGAAATATAAGGCTGAATTATGGGTTATTGCTGATCCTGATTACTTTACGATACCGTGGAGTGAAGAAATACTTATTAGAAAACCTGTTAATATAAAAACTGATATTACGATAAAAGAGGAAAGTGATCCTTATATATTAGTAACAAAGCCTATTATTACAAAGGAATGAAATGGAAATAGAACTTGTTAAGAATCCACATGACTATAGGAAATTTTATTATGTTTTAAATTACAGTAAAGAATATTCTAATGATGATGCAGAATTATTTGCAATGAGAATATGCAAAGAATTAAAAGAAAAAACAACTGTTAATTGGAATATATCTACTTGTGTTGGTGGGAAATGCACAATTGAAACTAAAACCATAATGAATAGAGTTAAGAGGAAGAAATTAAAAGGACAGATAATAGAAATAGACAATGATTTTATTTTTAGATAGAGGGGAATGATATGAAACTTGACAAGTTATTAAAACAGATTGATGAGGCTATGGGTTTTGTTCAAAAGCTTGATTATCAAAAAGGACAGAAACCACCTAAAACAGCTACAAGAAAAGATACTGCTTTGACAAAATCAGTAAATAGTCCTAAAGACATTAATAAGGCCGTTGATATGTTGGTTAAGGGAGTTCAAAAGAAAATAGATGCTGATTATTCAAAGAACTATTCTAACCTAAAACCACCTAAATTATTAGTCAAGAAAGGCAAGAGGTATATAAAGATTATAAGAAAGGAAGTAACAGGTTCAGGTACTTCTGTATTTGCTTTTATTGATGCTAAAGAAGGACCAACATTTGGTGATATTTTAAAACCTGCATCATGGAATGCTCCTGCTAAACATGCAAGAGGTAGTGTATTTGATGGAAGTTGGGGTGTTAATTCAGTAGGTGTGTATGGTCCTGCATATATGAGGTAATATGAAATTTAAGGATTATGATGATAAAACATTTCTTGTAAAGAGGTTAAAGCCTGATAAAGTAAAGGACTTGAATCCTAATACACTTAGAATGAAGACATATAAAAGAACTGCTTATGTTAAAACAGATGTGCCGATGGTTAAGAGAACTTTAGGTAACTTACCTAGATATGCAGATAAGAAACCTAAAGTTCACTTTAAAGAATGGATGGGCATTAAGGGAGAAAAATTACATCCTGATTTTAGTGTTGATTCATATGGTAAATCTGAAGCAGATGGTAAATGGTATGGATGGTCTCATAGGGCTATATATGGTTTTGGTGTCGGTGATACTGTAAAGGCTGATACAATAGGAAATAAAGATAGTAAAGAGTATGTTATAAAGACAGATGATCAGGCAAAAGCAGCAGCAAAGGCATTTGCTAGTGAAGTAAGTTAATTTCTTCTACATCAAATCCTTCTGTTTCATAATACTCAATTCTTTTCTTTCCATGTTTCTTTAGGAATTTTACATTATCTATTATGTCGTATATCACAGCACCATCTTTTTTATTTTCATGCAATCTAAGAGTTCTTCCTACACTTTGTAATGTTCTGATTTTACTTTTAACAGGCGAAGCTAACATAGCGTATTTTAGATTAGGTATATTTATCCCTTGTTGAAATATTCCATATGTGGCGATTAAGGCTATATTTTTCTTCTTAATCATTTTTTGTCTCCATTCTTCTCTTAATCCAACTTTATCTTTTCCTGATAAAAATATAACTTCCTTATTTGTAAGTCTATTTAAAACATCCACAAGCTTTTTGCCTTCTGAAATATAACTCACAAGTAATAAAATGTTTTCTTCTGACTTCTTTACAATTTTACCTATTAACTCTAATCTTTTTGTTGTATAAAAGACTTCTTTTTTTATGTCCTTATATATGTTACCTTCTATGTTACTATAATTTAAATTGATGACCTTTACATTACACTTAGATATAAATCCCTGTTCAGCAAGTAATCCTGATGGATATTCTTTTAATACAGGTCCAAGAAAAGATTTTATATTATATAGTTCTGCTATATTGTTAGGTAGTGTTCCTGTAAACCCAATTCTATATTTTGCTTTTACTTTAGAAAATATTTTTTTGAGTTCCATTGCCTTTACTTGGTGGCACTCATCCCCTATAACAATGTGAAAAGAATTTAACATAGAGTGGTTATTTTTCAAACTTTGCCAAGTAGAAATAACAATATGTTTATCCCATTCTTTATGTCCTGTATAGATACGTCCTATCATATTTTCAGGAAGTCCATATTCTATCATATCTGTTCTGAACTGTTCTACTAATTGAACAGATGGAACAATAATTAAAGCTTTTGTTACACCTGTTATTTTTCTACTTAACATCAGGTTTTTTATGATATATGATATTACAAGAGATTTACCCGATGCTGTAGCTGATCTTATTATACCCTTAGATCGCTTTAAGCATATCTCAATAGCATCTTTTTGATATGGTCTTGGTTGATGTAATAGATCATATCTAATATCTATTTCATGGCCTTTAAATAGGGATTTTACGCCTTCATCAAGCTCAAGGGGTATATCAGGGTATAATTTCTTATGGACTCTAATATAGTCCAATAGAAGTCCATATGGCAATAATCCTGCTTCTGTTAGAAAGTGTGTTTTACCATCCCATATCCCTGCTTTATACTTTCCCATAAAGAAGTAATTTTTTACATGAATAGCAAAACTATCTTCCATATCTGCAAGGTAATCATGGTGATTGCATTTGATCCTTATCTTGTAATTCTTCTCTAATGTTAATTGTGCTTTATAATCCATGTCTTTCCCGTTCTGTAAATGTTTTCATACTCCATCCCATGCTGTTAAATGCTTTCCAACACATATCAAAAAATCTTACTCTAACTTGTTGTTTTTGCATCATTTTCTTTAGTTTTATGATTTTTTCATCTGATGGTAGGCAATAATCCTCTATTTCTTTCTTTTGCCATTCGTGTTCATCATTGAACCTGTAGTATTTATAGCGTATACCTCTAAGAGCATCTAGCTTTCTTTCAAGGATTTCATATTTATTGAGTTCATTATAATATAGTTCTTTATATTTAATTACCATCATTTCATTTTTTTGCAATTTTTCTGCAATATCTATCTCAGAAAAGGTTGCCAAATCCTCAATTTTGTGCTCTAAGTGCAGATTATCAAATATTTGCTTTAGTTCATTAGCTTCAGTATTGCTCATTGATTTCTCCAAGTATTTGTTTTCATTAGTATTTATATATTTATGTGCTTCTATATATAAATAATACCACAAAAAACACATTTTGTTAATTAACAAAATGAAAAAAATAGTGTATAATAGGAGTCTATGGAAAGATTAAATTCAAATTTTTTAGAAAAAATCATATTGAAGGGCATGTTGGTAGATAAAGATTTCTTGGTTTTGATTAGTTCGGTCTTTGAAGAAGAATACTTTGATAATCCAAATATTGGTCATTCTTTTAAGTTCTGTAAAGACTATTTTACTGAATACTCAAACATACCATCTATAGATGCTATAATAAATTCATCTGAAAATCCTGATGAGATTAGAGAGACTATTCAGGAAGCAAGGGATACTGATTTTAATATTGCCGATAGTTACGAATTTCTATTAAATCAGTCAAATGATTATTTGAAAGAAAAGGCATTGAAACGTGCTATTATAGAATCAGTTGATGATGTAGAAGTTCCTGAAAGAAGAAATGATATTCAAAAAAGGATTGAAAATGCTCTAATAAAAGATATCAAGGTTGATTTGGGATTACGATATTTTGAAGACATGAGAGTAAGGTTGAGAAGAATATTTACAACTAGCGAAAACAGAATACCTACCTATTTTCCACTATTTGATGAACTAATAAATGGTGGATTCCCCCCTTATACATTTAATGTTTTAACTGCAAAAATACATGGTGGTAAATCTAACACAATGGCGAATTTTGCAGCAAGACAGGTTTTACATGGTCATAATGTAGTTCTTCTTACATTAGAAATGTCTGAAGATGCATTTGCTCAAAGGTTTGATGGTATATATTCAGGTCTTGATATAAATAGAATGTATTTATCAGAAAATATGAAAAGATCATTGATGTATAAATTAAGAGATTATAAACAATTAGAAAATAGAGGCGAATTATTCATAAAACAATATCCAACTGGTGATGCATCTATTAATGACTTTAGAATCTATTTAAGGGAGTTGTTACTTAGGGGAATAAATATTGATATCATTTATGTTGACTATATTAATTTAATGAAGTCAGCATATAAGATTGACAATAATATGTATTCTTCTATTAAGAGAGTATCTGAAGAACTTAGAGCATTATCTCTTGAGTTTAATTGTCCTATAATATCAGTATCTCAGTTGAATAGAGAGGGATTTTTTATTCAATTTAGTGAGGTTAATTTCAATCATGTTGCTGAATCAATGGGTATTCCTGCAACGGCTGATTTTATGATGATTATGGGTACTGATGAGGAACAAATGGCGTATGAGTCTGAAATCCTTTATAAAATTACTAAGTCGAGAATTGGTGGAAGGGTTGGTGCTATGGAGAAATTTTATCTTGACAAGCGTAGTCTAAAAATGTATGACAGTTGTGAAGAAGAACAATGGATTGAAGATGCTACAATTTCAGGTGATGATAGGTTATCTATTGATCATGAAGGAAGGGAACAGGAAGGAAGGGATAATAATAGGAGAAGAAGAAATTAAATGCTTAGTCCAAGAAAAATACGTATGCTTCAATTATTGGATAAGCAAGTTGGGTCATGTAAGAAATGTAAATTAAATGTAAATGGAACTTTAACACCATATTGGACTCCATATTCAAAATATGCAATAATAGCTGAATATCCTAGTTTAAATGATATTAGAAAAAAAATACCATTTACAAGTTCATCAGGAGAGATATTTTTAAAGGAATTATCAAGAGTAGGAATTAATTCAAAAGAATTATTGGTTATACATTCCATTCAATGTAATTCTAAAGTTAAGCCTTCTACAGAACAGTTAGATTCTTGTCATGATCATATAAGGAAGTATTTAAAGATTGTAAATCCTGAAAAGATTCTTTGTTTGGGTAATTATGGTAAGTATCCTTTTACAGGTAGTTTCTATGGTATTTTAAAAGAACGGGGTGAATTTGTAGAAAGAAGCATAAATGAAGGAACAGTTTTTCCTGTTTTATTTACTATTCATCCTGCATATTGTACGTATAATAGAGATGAAGGAATTGCAATGTTGGGTAATGATATACGGTTATTCAAAGAAACAGTATTTGAAAGAAGATCAGATTGGTTTTTTGATGAAGAAGAATTTATGATATAGGAGAAATCATGTCAGATTCTAGTGGTGGTTTTAATTTTGGAAGTATTGTATTTTGGATTGTAATGCTTAATATGCTTGGTTTTTGTGATGGTGATGAAGATTCTAATACAAAGGTTGAAATTACAGTTGATGATAAGCCTTCAATAACAGAACAGGTAAAAGAAAAAATAGGCGATATAAAGCCTGAACTTGAAGAAGTTGTTGAAAAGGCTAAAAAATCATTTGATACTGTTAAAAAAGATGTTAAAGATCAAATGACAAAAGAAATGAACGAATCAATGGGTAATGATGAGAATAATACTGAAAAAAAATTTAATGAAAATTATGATAGTGTCTATGGTACAAATGAAGATAAGTGGTGATAAATATAGTCAGGTAATTAAACTATTGGAGGGAATGCCTATATGAAAAAATCTATTACCATAGATACTAATTTATTGTTAGATGATGAAAAAATTATTTTTAAGCTTGTAAAGGAATATGATGAGATACTTATTCCATCAACTGTTTTGAAGGAGTTAGATAAACATAAATACACTCCTAATTTAGCCTTTAGTGCAAGAAATGCTATAAGATCAATTCAAGAGTTTAAGCAAAAATATCCTGAAAAATTAAAGTTGCCTTTATCAGATAGGGATATATCTTCAAATGATCAATGGATTATAGATACAACAAAGAAGTACAATGCTGATCTTGCAACCAAAGATATTTTAATGTCAATGATTGCAGAATCAGAAGGGATTAATTGTAAGGTTTATGATGTAGTAATGAACAATTTGTTTGATCCATATAATTATGTTACGGTGGATCAGATATATAGTCATAGGAATACTTTTGAATGGGATAAATTTTATAAGGGTGAGGCTTATGATTCTATTCTTGATTTTTATTCAATGGTATTGAATAAAGAATTGAGTAGAGATTCATGGTTTTTTATTTTCATACAGGCTGAAACAGGAGACCCATATATATATGCCAATAATCCTACTAAAGAATATCTTACAAGAATTGATCATCATCCCCATTATAGGGAGTTGAAATGTGACAATAGTAAGGTTATAAAGGCAAAGGATATATATCAAATATGTGCTATATATGCTTTAAGGGAAGCACCACATGTCTTGATAACAGGTAAGTGGGGAAGTGGTAAATCTTTACTAACTTCTGCTTATGCTCTTGAACATAATGAAAAGAAGACTTTTATTACAAGACCACCTATTGGTATAAATAGTAAATATAATATAGGTTTTATGCCCGGACCTAAAGAAGAAAAAATGGTTGATTGGTTGGCAGGATTTACATCTTCATTGTATTACATTTATGGTAATACGAATGGTCAAACAGATGGAAAGAACAGTTATGATTATGTAAAGGATCATATTTTCAGTCAAAAATATGAAGTAATTCCTTTAAATGCAATTCAAGGGTTGTCTTTACTTGACGATGATGTTATGCTAATAGATGAAGTTCAATTGATTTCTGTTGACTATATGAGTATGATTCTTAGTAGACCAACTAAGAATGGTAAATTAATCTTGATGGGGGATTTGAAACAGACATATGATGTTGTTAAACCATCTGAATCAGGACTATTAAAGCTATTGAGAATTCTTCCTCATCGTTCAATGGCATTTGTTAAGTTAGAAATGTCTTATAGATCAGATATATTAGAAATTGCTGATTTGTTACAAGATAAGACAATGGGTTAATATAAGGGACCGTAGCCGAATTTGGCATAGGCACTTGCCTTAGAAGCAAGAATCTGAAGGTTCGACTCCTTCCGGTCCTACCAATTTATAAGGGGATTAAAATGACTTGTGAAGAATTAATGTTAGAAATTTGGGATAGAATTTTAGATTGGTACATTTGGGGAAGTGGTGGAACTTGGTAGACACAACAGACTTAAAATCTGTTGGTCCTTAGTGACCGTGGGGGTTCAAATCCCCCCTTCCCCACCATTTTAAGGGGATGTAGCCGAATTTGGTATAGGCGATAGATTCAAAATCTATAATCTGAAGGTTCGACTCCTTCCATCCCTACCAAAAAAACATATACTGATGGACATGAAATGATTGTCATAAAGTAAAGGAGATATATTATGTTTAAGAATTGTTATTATGATACAAGGCATTCTGTTGTGCATTTATGGGAGCAGGTATCAGGCGAAAATCTATATACTGAAATAGATTGGACTCCAAGTATTTTTCTTCCATCTACAAAAAGCAATGCAGATGCATTTACGATTTTCGGAAAACCTGTACAAAAGAAAATATTCAACAGCTATTATGATTATAGTTCCTTTTTAAAATCCAATAAATCAGTCAACATTTTTGAGAACAATGTAAGAAGTGAAATTCAATTTCTTTCTGAAAGGTACTATGGTATACCTGATGATGAAATGGATGTTCCAAATTTACTTGTTTATTATTTGGATATAGAAGTAATTCCTGAATTAGGATTTCCTGATTGGAAAGACCCTAAAGACCCTGTTATTCTTGCCTCTATTAGAAATAGTATTACTAAGCAAACTGTCACTTTTGGATATGATCCTCTTAATTTAAGACCATATTCAGGTGATATGAAAAATCACAAATATTATGCATTAAAGAGTGAAGAAGACCTATTGAAATATCTCTTTGCTTTTATACACAAATATCCATGTGATGTTTTGAGTGGTTATAATATATGGTCATTTGACCTTCCATATTTAATTAATAGATCAATTGCTTTATGGGGTGAGGATAAAGGCAAGGAGATGTATAATAAAATGTCTCCTATTAATCATGTTAGTGTATGGAAACAAAGAAGTTCAGATGAAATTAATATTGATATAGCAGGGTGTACCATTTTGGATTATTATAATGTCTATAAGTGGTATGGGAAAAATCTTGAAAGATATACGCTTGATTATGTATCTCAAACAGAATTAGGTGTGGGTAAATTAGAGAATCCATATGATTCAATGAGGGAACAAGTTGAAAAGGATTGGGATAGTTTTGTAGATTACAACGTGGTTGACTGTGAACGTGTAAATGACCTTGAAGAACAGCTTGGGTATATTAAGATGATCCAAGCATTAAGTTTGCTTTGTAAATCCCCTATGAGAAATTATAATGCTCAAACTCAATTAATTGAAGGTTTGATGTTGACTTATTATAGAAGGAATGGGTTATGTGCTCCACATTTTGCAGGTGGTGAACAGTTACCTTTTCCTGCTGCTCATGTCAAAGAACCTCAAAAGGGAATGCATGAATGGGTTGTGGATATTGATATTACATCAAGCTATCCATCCCATATTATAGCATTGAATATGTCCAATGAGACATTTTTTGGTAGGATTATAAGAATGCAGGAAAATGAAGTATTGTCTTATGTAAGAAAACGTGATTTCCCTGAATTTAAAATGACAAGGGAAGTAAAGGGTGAATGGGAAATAGATACATTTGATGGTGATAAACTTAAAAAGTTTAATATGGCGTTAAAGAAGGGGTTATTGGCTATTGCTCCATGTGGTTCTGTATTCACAACTAATAAAGAAGGTGTTGTTGCAAAGGTTGAAAAAAGTGTATTTTTTAAGAGAAAGGAAGTTAAAGGTAAAAAGAAAGAATGGAGTTTAAAAGCCAATGAGTGTGAAGGACTTGAAAAGGAAAAATGTGAAGAAAAGAAAATGCAAGCTCATTCATTACAGCTTGCTTTGAAAATTATGATGAATGCATTTTTTGGCATTCTTTCTGTTCCATATTCACGATATTTTAATGTTCATATTGCAGAAGCTATTACGTCATGTGGTAGGCATACAATTAAATCAGGGCAACGGTTTTGTAATGATCTATTGAATGGTGAATTTCATATTGATTATGATCCCAATTTTTCTATTAGGTTTGAAGATTTATTGAGTTCATTACAAGCAACTTGGGAAGGAAATTCTAATAGAAAAGACTATGTGTGTTATATAGATACAGATAGTTTATTTGTTAAATTGGGTGAGTGGATAAATGATATATCTTCTTCTCTTTGGGATGAAATTGATAATGATGAAAAGATTGAGTTTATTAAAGAAATATCATCTAAGATGGAAGAATATATTGATAATAGGATATTTAATGAAACTCAATTAATAGACTATAATTCTCAAGTGCATGATTTTAAGATAGCATTCAAGCAAGAAATTATTGCTAAAACAGCATTGTTTATTAAGAAAAAGAAATATGCATATTGGCTTTTAAATGATGAGGGTGTTCCTACAGATAAAATTAAGGTTACAGGACTTGAAATTATCAGGTCTGAATCTGCTGAAGCTATTAGACCAAGACTTAAGGATGTTATGGAGCAGATCATGAGACAGAAAGCAGATAATGATATTTCAAAGCTTATTAGGATATACAAGAATGAGTTAAATAAGCTTTCTCCTGAAGAACTAGCTGCTAATATCGGCATTAATGGCATAAAGAAGTATCTTGGTACGGGTTCACCTATAAAAGGTACTCCTTGGCATGTTAAGGGGGTTCATGGGTATAGGGTATTATTAAAGGAACTTGGTATAGAAAACAAATATGAGGATATTCATGAAGGTCTTAAAGCAAAGGTTGTTTATGTCAAGAAAAATCCATATAATATAGAGACAATAACATTCCATGAATGGCCTAAAGAATTCAATACAGTTATTGATTATGATAAAGAGAAAATGATAGAAAAATTCTTTGTTAATAAAGCTAGATTCCTTCTTAATCCTATAGGCAAAGAGAGTATAATTGATAGTGATAAAAGTTCTGTAAAGGCGTTTTTTTAATGAAAGAATGGGTAAAATTAAAAGATAGAGAACCTGAACATTTATTAGAGATAGATGTTTTAATAAGACATTGCAATAAAAATCTAAAATTAGAAGATAGAATTGTTACAGGATATATGGGTGATGATAATTTTTATTTTTTGGATGGTGGTGAGTTGTCCTTTAATTGGGATATTATAGAATGGAGAGAAAGTGATTAGAATAGGTAAACCACCATATTTAGAATGCTCATCAAGAGGGGATAAAAGGTTTTCTGCTTTTTATGCTAAAGTTAATGGAAAATCCATTGAAGATCAATATCAGGCAGCAAAGATATTTGAGGATGGGTCAAGGGGTTTGACATGGAAAGAAGCTAAAGGTAGAAAACCAATTAATCATGATGAGATATCTAAACTCTATAAAGAGTTATGGAAACAATACCTACTAAACAATTTAACCCTTCTTAGAGGCATCAAACAGGCATCAGGATTATCTGACATGTTTGGTCAAGAAGGGCATAATTGCCAAGCTTTAACCTTATGGGAATTAAGAAATGAATTATAAATTAAATATATTTCTTATTTTACTTTCCCTTTGTTGATCTTGTGGTGGTGGTTCTTCCTCTTGATCTTGTGGTGGTGGTTCTTCCTCTTGATCAGGTGGAACTTCTAATTTCGTTCTTGTTGGCTTTGTTTCCTTATCAACATTTTTCCACTTGCTTTTCTTATCCCTTAAATCTTCCATAATAGCATCATTGGCATCTGATTCTTCTTTTTTTGCCATAGCCTTGATTGCATTATCTATTATTTTAATATATCGTGCCACCTTTTCAGAAGGGTATTCTCCACCAACTTTTGGTTCAGGCAATCCAAGTGCTTTTGAAATTACACTTTCTTGTTCACCTAAATATTTTTCTATTAGCATGTTATCTCCTATATTGGTTCAGTTATAGGGGGGATTATGTTTCCCCCCCATATTTATCTTATTTATGATACCATTAAACATACTGTATCTAATACAGCATCAACTTTTTCTACATCAACATTTATATCACCTAATCCCATTAGGGTAAGAATGTCAATAATATCTTGTTTTAACATAGGGTCTTTTTCAAACTCATCAGAAAATTGATCCATTACTTTAGCAACAGCTTCATCATATAGGTCTCCACTTTCTGCTGATCTAACACTTTCACATATAAGTGCTAATATTTGACCTTCTTTTGTCTTTTTGATTTCTGTTCCTGCAATTCTTCTAAGTGCCATTTTTAATGCAAGTTTTAATACTTCATATTTGTCATCAGTTTCTTCTTTATCTTTTTTCCAGAACATAATTATTCTCCTTATAGTTTAAAATCTCCATAATGTTGTACGTCCCATAAATCAGCCCCTCTTATTTTATCAGCTTGATTATCAGGGGTGTATCCTTTTGCTTTATCATGCGCCCATTTGAAATAGGCATCATCATTATAAAATATAGGGAATTTTTCATCTTCATAATCCCTGCATCCTGCAAGTAATGTTGTTATTCTTGTTAGTTCAGAGCAAACAGGTTTGAACATTGGTGTCCATTTAGCTGTTACTGTTGTGGCATGAGCTAACAATCTTAATACAGGATATCTTTTACCTTCATATTTTCTTGATACTATTTTATGAGCATATTCGAATCTTTCAGGTGTCATATCCCTATGTCTACCTATAATTACTCTATACCCAAGATAATCTTGATATATATTTTGTCTACTGTATCTCCATAATGCTTCAAAAGTATCACCTTCTGTTGATGTTATCATTAATGAATGTCTGAATTCAGCACTTCCATCAGATGATCTTTTATTGGTCACAGAAACAATTAATTTACCTAGCCATTCATCCATTTTGGATGTAGGAGAAATAGCAGTTACACATACTATATCACCAGGCTTTAATATCATATATCATTCTCCTATTTTTTTCTTTTTTCCTTTTCGTTTTGTATCCATACATGTAATGCTGTATAGAGTTCTTTTACTGCATCTTCATTTTTTCCGATTGCCTTAGTAAATTCTTTTACTGATTCTTCATCATTTCCTATTGCTTTGGTGAATTCCTTTACATATAATGGGTTTGGAATTGAAACTCCTTTATCAGGCAATGATTTGTTTGTAAGAAATCTTAAAACTACATTAGCTGATCCATATATTAAAGCAACTACTGCCGGTGCTGCTTCAGGTGGTAGAGGTATTCCATTTGAAGCAGCAAGACCTATTACCAAAGTTGTTAATATCACATTGACATTAATTGTCTTACTCTTTAACATTCCTAACAAAATCTGTTTATTCATTTTCTATTCTCCTTTTAACGTATTTTACCTATTAAACTTATACTAGTTTAATTTTCTTACCTCACAATTTTTTTAGACGTATATCTTTTCTTCTGTGTCAAAACTAGGTTTACATGTATCAACAATTTTATCTCTTAAATGTATAACATCTCTCATAGCTATTATCATTTCTCTATCTTTATTTATAATATCCCTGTAATAGCTTCTTATTGATTCCATGTTTATATCATCTATAATTAGGGGTCTTTTTCTGATTCCAAAACTGAATGTCCAATTGTAGTCCGTATTAATGTGAGAGTTAAACCAATGAACTTCTATCAAATCATTATTTGCGGTAACTATGTTATTTTTAAATTCCCTATATTTTTCCCAACCATCAATTCCATCAGCTACAGACTTATGGATTACAGATATAACATCTCTTTCTTCATCAGCTACAAAATCTAGCCAACATCTTCCAATTAATTCTGTATATCCTTTAAATCCAAGATCAATTGATAAACTTGCATTTGCAAATCTTACAATTAGATTTTGATCAAGAACTAATGAATACATATTTGTGAAATTCAACATATTGAAGATGATATTCCTTAGTTCTTTTACTTCATCTTCTAAGGTACTACGTCTTTCAATACCTGATCTACGTTCATTAGTGACTTGTTTTTTCAAATCTGACATGTTTTTCTCCTTTATGGCAATACTGTTGGATTTGTTTGTATGAAATTAGATATGGTTATTATTATACCTATTAAGCTAAGTACTATAGTTCCCATACCTATCCATCCAAGATGTATTTTACTAATTATCTTAGAATTATCATCAACTGATTTTTTTCCATGTTCTTCTATTCTATTTGATATATTGCTTTCTGAATTTGTTATTCTATCTTCTACGTCATTTATCTTTCCCCCCACTCCATCTATTTTTTTTACCGTATCTCTTAATTTTTCATTTGTATTTTCTATTTTTTCTGTAATGGAGCTTAAAGTATTACATATTGTGTTTTGTTTAGAAAATAGATTGTCTTGTCTTGTGGCTATACCATCTAATTTATCAATGGTTTTTGAGGATTGATCTAATATCGTTTGATGCATGATTATCATATTCCTGTAACTTTCCATCAGTAATACTAAATCATCTCTCGTTAATTTTTCTTCAGACATAAGTAAAACTCCCCAATTTATGTAGTAACCTCTATCTTATATTTATATTTCTTTGTAAAAAAATACTATTTTTCATTCAAAATGATTAAAAATTTATAAATATTAGTGATATGAAAAGACTACTAAATAAAATAGATGGATATTTGGACATAAAAGAGAAGTATGATTCTATTTCTTTATCTTCTAAAAGTGATTATAATTTAAATGAAATCATTGAAATTATTAAAAAATCTTCTGATAAAGAGAAATCTATTTCTATGTTTAATGATGATATTAAGCAAAAAATTAGAAAATTAATGGAAGGGGGAATATTATAATGGGTGTAGATAAGATTGATAAATATCTCAATAAAAAAGAAAGTAAGGTAGATGAACAAAATGATGAAAAGAAATCTCAGATGTATAGAGAAGGTCTTTTTCAATTAAGAAGTGCTTTTTTTGAATTTAGTCAAAATTATATGAAAGCTATGGGTATGATGATGCAAAGTAAAAATGTTTATCCTAAATACAAAAAATATAGAGATTCTATAGCAACTACTTATGAAAAGATGGATGATTCTATTTCAAAACATTTTGAAATTCTTACTAAAGATTTAGATAAGCAAAATAGATAAGGAGTTAAAATGAACAAAATTAAAGAAGTATTACTTGAAGCTGATAAGAAGTCTGATAAGAAGGCTGATAAGAAAACTGATAGCAGTTCTAAAAAGAAAGAAGGAAAAATGTTAGGTAAGCTTCATGATCTTGATGATAAAATTGAAGATTTTATTGATAGTTTAGAAGATCAGATTATGAGTGTTGAGGATAATCCTGTATTTGTTAAAAAAGCACAACAGCTTTTAGCAGACATGTCAAAAGAATATTCTGAATTTATTATGGCATTAAGAGCTATTGTCAATGCAGTTGATAGAAAAGGTCAAATGTTACCATCTATTCCACCACAACCATCTAGAGTTAGAGATGTAATGGATGGATCAGGAGAGGAAGAACCACCTGTTGAGGAAGAATTGCCACCTGAAGAAGAAGAAGCACCACCTGAAGAAGAAGGTGATGATGATGAATTTGAATTGAAGGTTGCTAAAAAGAAAGGTGGAAAAAAGAAACCTGCAAAGAAAAAAAGTCCTGTAAAAGAAGCATTGGAACTATAATATGAATTTACTTGAAACAATTGATGATATACTTGAACAAGAAAAGAGTATATTACCTAAAGATAAAACAAAAACAAAGACTAATTTTGAGTTTGATGAAAATATGTTTGATAAAATGGCAAACTTTATCATTAATCTTGATCCCGATTCTCTTAGTGATTCTCAAGTTGAATCAGTTATAAATATGATTGAAGACCTTGAAGTTGATGTTGATGAAATAGATGAGGCTAAAAAACCAAAGCTTGCTAAAAAAACGGTCTCAACTGAAAACCAATATTCTAAGAGATGGTATAGAAAAAACAGAACAAATATAAAAAGAAGAAAGGCGAAATTCAGAAGGAGTTCTGAAGGTAGAAAAAGGCTAATGAAGAAAAAAAGATTAGCTAAAATGGGAAGGACTCCTACAGGCAGAAAGAAAGTAAGATATCACGTAAAAAAGAAAAGCGATAGGAGAGTTGACAATGAACCTACTAAGTAAAATTGATGGTTACTTAACTGAAAAAGTTGAAGTAGATCAAGTTATGAAAACAAAAGACGGTAAAGTAGCTGTTAAATGGAAGGGTAAAAAAAGTTTTCAAGTTATTGATGATAAAGAAGTAGGATTATATTTAATGTATCTCATAACAAGAAATCCAGAAGAAAAGAAAAAAATTACGGCTACTGTTGCGAAATAAGGAGAATATACAATGAGTTTAATAGATAAAATTGATGAATTTATTGATAAGATAGATGATAGAAAATATGATACTAGTTATACACTTGAAGATTTACAAGAATTAGGATTAGAAGCAGATGTTATTGAAAGATTAATTGAAGACGGTATGAAACAGAAGGATGATTACAAACCTTCAGAATATTTAAATGGTAAAAGAAAAGTTGGTGGTAAGGAATATGATAATTTCTTTAAAGGTATGCTAAAGAAATGGAAAATCAAGAGCTATAAAGACCTTCCTAAAAATAAACAAGATGATTTTTTTAATGATGTTGATAAGGGATGGAATTCTAAAAAGGAGAAGAAAAAATAATGGATATTCAAACAAAACTTCAAGACTATTTGGATAATAAAGATAATGATGAATACTATCCTGAAGAAGATGCTGCATTAATGGATAGAATGATGGAATTTATTATGAATCTTGATTCTGATAATCTTAGTGAAGATGAGATTGATGAGGTAACGGAAATTATTGATTCTATTGCTGATGAAAATCTTGATGAGACTCTTGAAGATGATCTTGATGAAGCTGTTGCTGCTAGAAAGGTAAAAATTAAACCTTCTGATAAACGTAAAAGAAGAATGGAATATAGACGTAATAGAGCAGCATTGAAGCTGAAAGCTAAGAAATTCAGAAGGACAACTAAGTATAAGCAATGGAATAGAATGAAGAAAAGAAAGGCAAGTCAAGGTAAGACAGCAAGAGGTAAAAGAGTTAGAAAGTTCATGTAAATGAAGAAATATAAGAGAAAAAAGAACGAAAAGGAATATATTCCTAATAATCCTGAAAAGTATTGTGGAACATATCCTATTGTATGCAGGTCTTCTTGGGAACATAGAGTATGTCAATATTTTGATTTTCATAAGGACGTTATAGAGTGGTCAAGTGAGAATCATAGGATAAAATATTGGGATGGTAGTAGAGGTAAATATAGGATATATTATCCTGATTTTTACGTTATGTTCAAAGGAAGGGGTAAGTATATAGTAGAGGTTAAACCACAAAAAGATTTAAGGATGCCAAGGAAAAAAGGTGGTAAGAGTCAGAAGACTATGATGATTAGAGAAGATACGTTCTTAACTAATCAATATAAGTTTGAAGCAGCAAAGGAATACTGTAAGAAGCTTGGTTATAAATTTGTAATACTCACAGAAAAGGATTTGTTTAGGAGATAAATATAGGAGATAAATAATGGACTTAATAGAAAAATATATGGGTGAAAAGGCATTTTTTCCAAAGGGTAGATCAGCATATACACCTGGTGATATAGTAAAAATTACAGGTAATGTAAATAAGAAATATAAAGGAAAACAAGGTGAGGTTGTTACTAATTTAATGGACCCCGGACATGAAAAGAAATATCATATTGAGATTGATGTAAATGGAAAAAAAATAGTAGTTTTAAATACTGAAGTTGAATTAGTTAAACCTAGAAGTGTATTAAAGTAATGGGGGATAAATATGTATTTAATAGACAAATATCTAATTGAAGCTAATAAAGAATATATACATGTAATTGATGATAATGGAGAGTTTAATGTAATGCATTCCGTTCATAATAGTCCTCAATTAGGTGGTCAGGTAATGAAAACATTTAAAAGTAAAAAGAAGGCGATTGAGTTTGCTTTTAAAATTCAGAAAAAAGAAATCATTTTAAGTTGGAAACAGAAAGGAAATAGAGCAACTGGTGCAACGTGGTCCAAAGAGGGGGTTCATGCTACTGTGAGACAACTTAGAGGAAAATAAGGAGAGAGAAATGACAGACATAGAAAAGAGATTGGATAT